AAACCCAAATATAATGCTACACGAATGTAATTTGAATTGTCACACAATGGATCCTACTAAGCTTACAGACTTAGGGATAGATGATGAAGGTAAATGGATGCCCTTTATATTTCATATGGATATGGTGGAAGCTGCTAAGCTAACGTCAGAAGATGTGGATATGGCCACTTATGGGTGCACTACAATATTTACTAAATCAGGAGATGCTTATATTATAGACACTCCGTATAAAGATTTCTTTAAACTATTTAAAGAATACAATCTTGAAGAATTAAGCTCAGATAACGATCTTGAATTATAAACCAAAAAAACCAATAAACATGGCAGAACAAATGAATGAACAAGCTCCTCCAAGTAAAGAGGAAATCATTAAATTTTTAGAAGAACAAATGGAAGTTAAAGAAGCTCAGTTAAAGCTTCAAGAATTAAACACTAAGTTGGCTGTAGCTAGAGCTGAAGAGCTTAAAGCATTACAGTTTATTGCACAGATGACTAACCCCCAGCCACCAGCTGATGCTGTGAAACACAATATTACACAACAAGATATGGATGAAAATCCAGAACTTGCTGAACAGGGGTTTAGTGTAGGTGATGAGGTGCTAGTTCCTAAAGACTCAGAACCAGCTAAACGATCTCTAAAAAAGAAATAAGAATGGCAATAGTAAATCAAATAGATAAGAAAGTGAGAATGAGTAAATGGGAAATAGTAAAGTACCAAATACTAACACATTGTTATCTAAATAAGATAAACGTAAGTGAGGCAGACCTAAACTGTCTCACTTTTTTAGCTTTGGAAGGAGACCAAGAACTAACTAGTTTTTGTACAAAGGCACATGTTAAAGATATATTTTCTAGTACACAATCTGTACGTAATTGTCTTACTAAAGCTGAAAAGAAAAATCTTATTAAGAAGGAAGGAAAGAATAAGAAAAAAATATTTATCAATCCAGATCTTAAGGTGCATTCTCAAGGTAACATCCTTTTAGATTTTAAATTTCTATCTGTTGAGACCCAGGAAAGCTAAAGAATTTATACCAAAGACAGCTGAGAATTTAAACTTGTCAGAAAATTTGGTAGAAGATGTAATAGATTTCTATTGGCAAGAAATAAGAAAATCTTTGTCCTCTTTAAAACATCAGAGAGTTCATGTTACAAACCTAGGAGATTTTATTATTAAACATTGGAAAATAGATAATAAAATTGATAGTTTAGAAAAATGGGAAGAAACAAATAAGCAAAAAGGAATGCAACAAATATCAGCTAGATTTAAAACAGCTGAAAATTTATTTGAATTAAAAGAAATTAAAAAAGTTATAGATGAAGAAGGACAGAGAAAAGATTTTATTAAACTTCATAAAAAGGTAGCAAATGTCTCTAAAGGAAAACATAATAAAAATTTGGAAAGCAAAAGGTCAAATACTAGAAGGAGTAACAAATAGTATATTTAAGAAGGAAGATGTAGAAGAAATAGCAGAACAAAGAATGGCCATCTGTGCAGACTGTCCATTATACACAAATGAGGATAAGGGATGTATGGTGCCGGGAACAACACCATGTTGTGATGAAAGACAAGGAGGATGTGGATGTTCATTAGGGTTTAAATTAAGAAGTTTATCTTCATCTTGCCCTCATCCAGATGGGCCAAAGTGGGAAGCAATAGTTACACAGGAAGAAGAAGATCAAATAAATCAAAAATTAGGACTATGAGTATATTACAATTTACAGCCCACAATCACAAATACACAAGTGCAGATGATATAAGCTGGTTAAGTGTGACCAGCTTAATATCACAATTTAAACAACCATTTGATGCTGATAAGATAGCAGTTAAAACATCCAAAAGCAAGAAGAGTAAATGGTACGGAATGACACCTAATGATATCAAAGAAGCTTGGAAAGCTGAAGCTAAACGAGCTACAGATTTAGGTACATGGTATCATAATTGCAGAGAGTCTGATATATGTGGACTTGAGAATATGGAAAGACATGGAATCACTGTTCCTGTGTTCACTCCTATAGAAAAAGAAGGTGTTAAATATTCTCCTAATCAAAAGCTTGTTGATGGTGTCTATCCTGAACACATGGTCTATCTTAAATCTGCCGGCATATGTGGCCAGTCAGATTTAGTAGAAGTGATAGATGGTAAAGTGCATATAACAGATTATAAAACTAATAAAGAAATTAAAGTTGAAGGCTATACAAATTGGGAAGGAATATCTCAGAAAATGTCTCCTCCTGTTAACCACCTTGATGATTGCAATCTTAATCATTATGCTCTTCAGCTTAGTATGTATATGTTTATTATACTTAAACATAATCCTAAGCTTAGCCCAGGTATACTTACGATTCATCACATACTGTTTGAAGAGGCAGGACGGGATAGGTTTGACAATCCTATATCTGCTCTTGATACTAATGGTGATCCTATTGTTACAGATGTAGTAATGTATGATCTACCATATTTAAAGAAAGAAGCAATAGACGTAATACACTGGCTAGAAGATAATAAACATAAAGTAAAACCCCACTAATGGAAAAAGAAAAAAAAGTTTTAAAAGGTGAGATTAAATACAAAGTGACATTAAATGAAGAACAGAAAGAAGCTAAAAGACTTATTAGGGAAAATCAAATTGTGGTTATTACGGGCAGGGCAGGCTGTGGTAAGAGCCTTGTCTCAGCAGTAACAGCTCTTGATTTTTTATTTAAAAAAGAGTGTGAGCAAATTTTAGTTACAAGAGCTGCCGTAGAAGTGGGACAATCTCTTGGATTTCTACCAGGAAGTCTTAACGAAAAGTTTGATCCCTATCTAGAAGCTTTTCAAGAAAACTTAATTAAATGTTATGATAAGGTGAAGGTGGAAGAACTCATCACTTCTAAGAAAGTTAATGCTCTTCCTGTACAGTTTATTAGAGGTAAAACAGTAGATGATGTTCTTATTGTTGAGGAAGCACAGAACTTAACCAAAGCTGAGATGTTGGCTATTCTTACTAGACTTGGAGTACATGGTAAGATTATTATTAATGGAGATCTTGAACAAACAGATATCAGGGGATCTGGAGATAATGGACTTAGATATGTTATAGAACTATCTAAGAAGATTCCAGAAATACAATATATAAAACTAAAACATAACCATAGATCTGATCTTGTAGGTAAAATATTAGAATATGAATACTCAGGAAAATAACATATTTACATTAGCTGAATTGTTAGACCAATATGAAGCAGGTACATTAGACATGACAGAAAAAGCTAGAAAATATTACATGTCTGAAAAAGAAAAACATTTTAATAGAGTGAGTTGGATACATAATGATGAATTAAAAAACCAATCTCTTCTTAGAGGGATGGCCAGAAATGGATCCAAAGATTTACTAAGACAGACAAAAGAAAAACTATGATAAGATTGTTTGATATACAAAGTGGTAAAGTGATAGCATCAGAACACTGCTACACCCTTAAGTTTCTTAAAGATATAATGGATGAATATCCAGATGACCATTTACAAATATTTGCTTATCTATTTTATATGACTTGTCCTAATCCAGATATGAATCCTTTCTTTGATATTCCTGAAGAAGATAAGGAACATATTATACTAAAAGAAGTGGATGCTGATTTTAGTCTTGACGATGAAAAAATAACACATGCTTTAAACATGTGCAGAAAGATGTATGAAACTCCTACATATAGAGCATACGAGGGTATTAAAATATTTTTAGACAATATGGCTAAAAGTATGAAGACAGAATCTCTTACCTTTGGTAGAGATGGATCAGCACCGGCTCTTCTTAGGATGGCTGAGAAATATGATGGTGTACGTCAATCATTTAAAGGAGTGTATAAAGATCTTATGGAAGAACAACAGAGTTCTGTAAGAGGAGGACAAAATTTAGCTTATGATCAATAAAATAAACCCACAAAAAGAATTTGAAAAACTTGTACCACATGCAATTTCTAAAGCTTGTTTTTCTGTAAAACTTCATAATGATGACTATCTAAAAAAGTTTGAGGAAATGGTTCAAGACATGACAGAATATGGTAATCAATATACTATTGATGGAGGAGAGTTAAGTGAAAGAGTTAAGAATGGTATTGGAGCACAACTAGCTCTTGAGAATCATTTAGGAATTAGCTTTACAAAATGGGGGCAAAAGAAACCAGATAACATTCCTGATTTATTGCCAGTGGGAGTAAGAGTGGGAGTTAAATCATTTAAGGCTCCTAAGAATGCTCCATTAATTTCAAAGACACAAAGCTATCCGGAAATAATAATGGCCATAGACGAACATGATAGATCTTTATTTCATTGTCTTGGTGTATTTGCACCCACTGATTTGACAGAAAAACAATTTGTTTGTGACACTTTAAAAAAAGACCCTAGCATACCTGACTATAAAACTGGATTTTATAGAATAGATAAAGGGGTTGCATTTAATACATTTAATGATCTTTTAAAATTAACAAAAGGAAAATGGACAATTTAAAACAAGACTTATCTTATTTACAAGACTGGGTATTTCATTTTAATTCTTTTACAGAACAATGGGCAGCCATTCCAAGAGAATCTTATGATCAATACTGGAATGATTATAAAAATACAGCCGTGCTTAGAAGTAAAAGCTTAAACACTTTATTAGAGTTATTACATAAAGCAAAAGGTAGTAGTGGTGTAATAGAACATATTATAAACGGAGAAGGTGCAGAGTAATTACTATATAGAAATACCTACGTATGATAACGGAGTGTGGGATGTAACAACATTCTATACACGTGAAGAATATCGTGATTTTGTAAGGTCAGTGTTTAAAGATGCCGGCCCAGATGAGGGTTATAATTTCACTGTAAATATATCTAAACAGTTTAATCAAGAAGCTAGAAAATTCCAAAGGCAGGGATATTATTGTAATGCTCCTCATAAAAGTAAGGACTTCATGGATTACTGGGATGAACAAAAATATAAATGCAGGAACGGTATTATTTATAAAGAAGGAGAACACACATGGTATGTTACTAGAGATTATTACATGTGGTTAAACTTCTTGCCCATTTACGACAAAGAAGAAAAAAGATTTGACTTTGCTAAGGTGAGGGATGCCCAATACCACATGGCTCTGTACGAATGTCTTGGAGAACTGTCTTACAAACATCTTCCAATATTAAAGAAACGTCAGATAGCATCTTCTTATTTTCATATGGCCAAGCTTATAAATGCTTATTGGTTTGAAGAGGGTTCTGTAAATAAAATAGGTGCTAGTCTTAAAGACTACATTTCTGAGAAAGGTTCTTGGAGAATGCTTAATGAATACCGTAACTTCCTTAACGAACACACAGCATGGTACAGACCATCTGAGCCTGATAAGATATTCTCATGGCAACAGAGAATTAAAGTGAGGGTGAATAATCGTGATACATACAAGGGTAATAAAAGCATCATCACTGGTACATCATTTGAGAAAGATCCTACAAATGGTGTGGGTGGTCCCGTAACATATTTCTTTCATGAGGAG